ACCTATATGAGTATGCCAGGATTCACTTCCCTGATAGAATCAGGGACTTCTCGGAGGCAAGCCTTGGTGGTATGCTCCTGGAGTTGGCAGCTTACGTGGGTGACGTGCAGTCGTTCTACCTGGATCACCAATTTCACGAACTCAGCCCAGAAACAGCAGTGGAAGCCAGGAACATTGAGGCCCACCTTCGAAAGGCAGGCGTCGAGATCGTTGGAGCCTCGCCTGCTGTGGTTGGGGTTACCTTTGCCGTGGAAGTGCCCGCTGACACCTCTGTGAGCCCGCCTGTGCCTCTTCGTAGTGCCATGCCTCTGATCTATGCTGGGACCAGGGTTCAGGCGCAGAATGGCGTTCAGTTTGAACTGACCGAAAACCTGGACTTTGCTGACACCAACAGCGATGGAAGCTACAAGGCAACGGTGCGTATCTCCGTTCGAGACGCAAATAACGTACCAACCTACTTCATCATGGAACGAACTGGTGTTTCCATCTCTGGTTTCAGGGCTACCGAATCCTTTTCGGTTGGAAGCTTTGAAGCGTTCAAGAAGTACACCCTGGCTCAGGAGAACGTCACACAGGTTGTTTCGGTCCAGGATTCTCTTGGTAACGACTACTATGAGGTAGGGTATCTGGCGCAGAACGTCATTTACAAGGCATTGGTCAATCAGAACGAAGATGGGGATTTGGTTCCCGACAACCTTCAGATCATTCCTTGCCCATACCGCTTTCTCCGGGAGATGGCAATTGACACAAGGTTGACCACCCTTACCTTTGGTGGTGGTGACGCTGATTCCCTGGATGATGACGCGATTCCAGACCCATCGGAATTTGCCCTTCCTTTGTACGGAAAGAGCACCTTTTCTCGGTACACGCTGAATCCATCGAACCTCCTCCAAACCACCACTCTGGGTGTCATCGGAACCAACACGACGGTTACCGTTGAATACCGCTATGGGGGAGGGTTGAGTCACAACGTTGATGCTGGAGCCATCAACTCCACCGTTAACTTGGTAATTGCCTTTCCTCGTTCGCCAAGTGCAGATGTGGCTTCCAAGGTTCGTCAGAGCTTGTTTGTCAGGAATGACTCTCGGGCTTCTGGTGGAGATGATGCTCCAAACCTGGATGAACTCAAGCTTCGGGTGGGAGGGGCTATTGCTGCTCAATCCCGAATCGTGACAAAGGAAGACCTCTTGGCCAGGGTCTACACCATGCCAGCCAACTTTGGAAGGGTCTTCAGGGCATCCATCCGGTCCAACCCAAACAACCCCCTTTCGTCCCTCCTGTACATCATTTCCAGAGACGCCAATGGGCAGTTGATTGTCTCGCCAGACTCCCTGAAGAAGAACTTGGCGAAATACCTCAATGAATACCGAATGATTTCCGACGCCATCGACATTCTCGATGCCCAGGTCATCAACCTCCAGGTTGAGTTCACGATCGTAGCCGATCCAACCTACAATCGTGCCCAGGTCCTCAACAACGTTTTGGTCAAACTGAAGCAGTATTTCAACATCAAATTCTACGAAATTGACCAGTCCATCGTTCTGGACGACATCAGGAACATCATCTACAACAACCCAGGCGTCTTGTCCTTGCAAAGCCTGAATGTGCGAAATATCACTGGAACAAGCGGGACCAGAACGTACAGCGACGTACAATTCGATGTAAATGGCAACACAAACCGCGGTTTCATCATGGGTCCACCCGGCTCCATCTTCGAAGTCCGCTACAAGGACGACGACCTGATTGGAACAGTGGTATAACCCCCTCAAAGATTGAGGGCTGGATAATTACATCCAGCCATGTACCGCATCCTGCCAATCTCCAAGGACACCTACCTGACCAACAAGCTCATCGCTGGCTCGGGCTCAACGTCTTCGAACGTTGGGCAGGCTGGCACCTTGGACCTTTACAAGATTTGGACGCTGGTAACATCCGGCAGCACTCCAACAGTCGAAATCTCCCGACTCCTGGTCCAGCCCGACCTTGACCCACTCCGTGCGTTGACTGGCTCTTTGCTAAGCATCACCGACTCTTCCTTCAAGTGCTACCTGTCTTTGAAGGACGTTTACGGTGGACAAACCACGCCCTCGAACTTCGTTCTCGTCCTCAACCCACTCTCCAAGTCCTGGACAGAGGGCCGTGGACGCGATGTGAGGTTCTACAGGGACCTGGACGCCGCCAACTGGGTCACTGCCTCAGTTGACAATGGAACGCCCTCTACATGGGCTGTTACGGGCGCTAATAGCTCTGGCACGGACTACCTGACGACGTTCACTGCCTCGCAGGCATTCACCAGGGGAGATGAAGACCTCCTGATGGATGTGACCTCGATCGTGTCGGCAACCCTCGCGGGGGTTATTCCCGATTACGGCTGGAGAATTGCCTATAGCTCCTCCTACGAGAGCGATGAGAGCACCTACTTTGTCAAGAGGTTTGGATCGAGACACACCTCCGACCTTCAGCTTCATCCAAAGCTGATTGTAACCTATGGGGACAGCCAAGAAGACAGCGGCAGTCAAGCCGTCTTCGGGCAGACCAACAAGATCCGCACCTACAACAGGATCAATGGGGCGTACAGCTACTTCTACTCAGGCTCCCAGGCTGTAACTGGTTCCAATTCCCTCATGTTGGTCATGGTTGCGTCGAAGAGCGTGAACGTGAGCACCTCGTCGTATCAGACGAACTTCTCGGCTTCGATTACCTACACGACCAGCAGCTACTCCTACTTCTCTGCTTCCTTCTCCGCTTCCCTTTCTTCTATTGGTAATCTTCCACTGGTGGGTTACTACGAGGCGGCAGTTGGGATGAATCCACAACTCACTTCGTCCCTGGCAACCTACCTGGGATCAGACAAGTCAGCGATTTTCCAGACCTACTGGAAGAGCTTGGATGGAACCGTGCTCTACAGTTCTGGATCTTGGCTGACCTTCACCCTCCCACAATCAGGAGAAACGGTAAGCTCGGAGAGGAACTTCGTGGTCAACGTCACGAACCTCAAAGACGAATACGTTCAGAGCCAAACCGTACGTTTCCGTGTTTTCGTGCAAGACAGGAACACAGAGCAGCCTGCCTTGAGGTTGCCAACCCCAGCTAGGTCTTTCCTTTTTGGGGCAATGTACTGGAGGCTGCTAAATGCCTTTACTCGTGAAGAGGTTATCCCATTTCACGCCACAGGGACTAAGATGTCTTCTGATGGATTCGGTAGGTACTTCGACATGTATATGTCGGACCTTGACCCTCAAGTGGTCTACGAGCTTGAATTCCAGATTACCGAAGCGGGTAGAGATTACTTCATTTCCAACCAAGGATTCCGCTTCAAGGTTGTACCATAATGCCAAGTCCACGCAATTTGCGTCTCAACAGACCACCGTTGTTTTCTCCCGTTGTCAATCGCATGGTTGGTGATGAGAACACGACGGGTGGAGGGTTTTACGAAGCAACCCTGACAGCTATGTCCGGGACGGCCTTGGAAAGCTCCGGGTCGTTTCGCTACACCTTGCAGAGGGAAGGTATCCGCTCGACTCAACAGCTCAACATTGACTGGTCTGCTTTCGAGAATCACACCTTTTTCAACTCCGCTTACGTCAAGACCAACGTGGCCTTCAGGAAGATTTTCGACCAATTCCCGTTCGATGGAACGCAGGGGGAACTTGAGAACTTCCTTGACAGCCTGACCGGCTTCGAGAAATACGTCTACGACCAATTCCCGAAGAACAAGGGCTACCTCTTCTTCTCTGGCACCCTTCCATCGGAAACCGGAACCAGCGGAACCTACGTCACAACCAAGGACGTGGCAGGCGCAAGCTATCCTGGGATCTCCAGGGATCTCTCTGGTCAAGCCATCCTGAACCCCGGCGTCTCCTCAATGACCGTGGAGTTCCAGGTGTACATGCCAGCCCTGGCTAACTCAGGCTCGTTCCTCCTCAACAAGTATGCGTATTCGGCTGTCAGCGGGACGCATGGTTTTGGTGTCCTCACAGCACCTACCGGCTCAACGAGTCAAGGCAAGTTGACCTTTGAGGTTGGCTCGGGAAGCTACACCCTCTCTGCGGACGCCGTGTTCAACAAGGGGCAATGGAACCACGTTGCCTTTGTTTGGGACAGGAGAACCGCTCAGAACAAGATTCTCTCCTACGTCAACGGAGTGCTCTACACCTCTTCCTCTCAGGTTGAAATTGGCACCATGAACATGGATTCCGC